CCATGTAGTATTTAGCCACACTGCACTTCTCTAGGTAACGGTTGTACACGTTAATACGATCAGACTCTATCGGATAACCTTCTTGTTTTAGCTCGTATATCCTAGTAGCTAACTGAGTAACACCAAGCCTGTCGTAAGCTTGTAATGATGTGATCGTGTTACCGTTTTGGAAGTGTTCCAGTAATCTCTCTTTTTGACTCATTGCTCACTCCTTTGGTTCGGCTTCGCCTCACCCGTATGTGTTAAAAGGTTTTTATAAAATACTTTTTGACAGATGAATTTACCCTTTTACTAGCAAAAGCTAATAATTTTGTAAAACTCATAAGGGCTATCGTATTCGTATCGGATATCCAACCTATCTTTAGTAAACGCCAATTTACTAAGGGGCTATGTCTGGAGGGTCAACCACGCTCTGACGTTTTATCTAAGGAGTTCGTCAGCCTCTAGCCCGAATACTGTTTTAAGAAGGAGTTGTTAGGAAATATAACATTGATATACTACGCCTTCTTGTTTCTCGCACGACAAGTATCGTTGATCCTTCAACGCTTGTAAAGCCCCCTTCGCGGGGGGCTTTCTTTAAAGCTTATTTATTACTTGGCTCAACCCAATCTTCAAGACCTAAAAAGTCATCAACCGTCATATCAAACAATGCACAGATATCTTGTATCTGATGGTACTTCATGTCTGGACGTTGACGCATAAGTCCTGCGACCTGGGGCGATACACCAAGTAGATTAGCCAAAGATACTGTCGTCATATCTTTCTTTACTTGAGCTATTTTTAAACATTTGCCTATATTTGCATATTTCATTTTATTGTCCTGTGGTAATGTAGGTGGGTAGATTCCCCTATCTACACTCTCCTAGTTGGTTTTCCCCCCTCGAAAGGGGGGGGTTTTTAGGCTAAAAGGGGATGTCATCATCCATATCAGCGGGTGCAGCGGCTTTAGCTACTGGTGCAGCAGATCCACCTTCTTTCTTTTGTCCTAATTGGACGCTTTCAATAATGCAGCAAGCTTGTGAGTTTTTTACACCATCCTTTTCCCATTGTTCCAAAACAAATTGACCTTGGACAGTGACTGGTGTGCCTTTTAAGACGTAAGGAGCAAGCTTCTCAGCTCGTTCGTTAAACATCTTGCAGTTGACCCAACTAGTTTTCTTGTTATCGCCCCAACCTTGAGATACAGCAACTGAAAAGCTACCGATTGCCTTACCATTAGGTGTGTTTCGTACTTCCATATCTTTACCGACATTACCTGTGAAAATCATGCTGTTGATGCTCATTTGTTTTTCTCCACTTCTAAATTAATAATATTTACAGCCTCTTGAACTTCTTTGGCTAGTTTTTTTATGTACTCTTCGTCACGTTCAACTCTAACAAGCACATGGTCTAACAGTGGATGAAACGCAAAAGCATCCCACCACTTTCTATCTGTGACCCACATACAACCTTGTATTTGCTGCCAATACTGTTTAACTAGCTCTTGAGGGTCACGCATATACTTCACTTGAGTGGCCCCTAGAGGACACTTGATTTCCAAACCACCTTCTTCTCCGATCAATCCGTCAGGAGAGCATCCATACTCACCGGCATCATTTGTTATAAAGCCATACTCATTAACGGTGTTATCAGTTAAAAATTCGTAGTTTTCTCGTGCAAGTGGTTCCATTTCTGTACCTCGAACCATTGCCTCGCTAGTGTGATGCTCTGTAAGTTCACCAGAGAGCTTTTCTGCAATTAGCTGATTAACATAACCAACTGATTGTGTACTTGGCTTACCTGTGCGCGTAATTAGCTTAGAGAATGCACTAGCAGAAGGGCAACCCAGGCGCGATCTTCTCCACGCCTCGGAACCTTGCTCATCTTCAAGAATAATCACTTATTAGCCTTTTTAGTTAAGGCTCCAAACGCTCTATCAAAATATTGCACTTGCAACTGATCTACAGTTGAGCAATTAAAAGCTGCACAGAATTTTTCAACATCACTTGTTGTAGATTCTAATAGTGTTTTAATTTGTGCTGCTTGTTCAGGTGTAATTGCTTGAGTAATGTCGCCACCTCTTAGCATTGCTGACTCTGCATCGTCATCTACCTGTGGAACGCCAGCCATAGCCGCTAAAGCATAGCGACGAGCATACGTCACGCATGAACCGCCAGCCTGTGGGTCTTTCTTGACCATTGGAAGAACAAAGTCTTGCTCCAACCATTGACCAGATTTGTGCATTAACCTAGTGGTCACACCCGCACCATTTTCATTACTAAGCGGGAATTGCACATAGCTCAAACCATTTTCTGCAAATGGCTTCTTAATCACTTGCATAACATCTGATAAATTGGCATAAGTTGACTTAAAGAATGGGTTATCACTACCTTTTACTGCTCCACCCATGTCTTTTTGAGCTAATCCAATAGCAGTTGCAATAAGTTCAATGCTTTCACTTGTTTTCATTTAGATAATTCTCCTAATATTTGTTCCATTTCATACCTTGAACCATAACCACGGTAATAGTCGTTCGGCATACCTTTTCTTTCTTCATTACCCTGAAGACAATCCAACTCACCTTTCAAAAAAGCTGAAGGGCTTTGGATTTTCTCGTCGGAAATATATTTATCAAACATTTCTTGAACATTCATAACAATTCTCCTAACCGTTATATCTAATAAGTAACGTATAACCGCTACACCTTACAAATTAATTGGAAAGCCAGTTACACCATGCTTGCGACAATTAATCATGTATTCCAACATCCAAGTGCTAGGCATTACGCCCGTTTCAAACTCTACATCTTGTATGCGTGTTCGCTCACGCCTAATAGTAGTTTCTATAGGCTCAAGCTGAATATCAATGACAGGCTTTGATGGTATTAACATTAGATTCCCCTTTTTTGTGTAGCGTTAATTATATACATAAATAAGAATAAAACAACATAATCTGCACTTAAAGTAATATATTTACCCAACCCATACATCTTATGCTGAAGTTTCTTATTGCTTCACTCGCTTTACAAAGAGGTCAACTGCTGCTTCAATTTGCATTCCATTACTGGTAATGTCTTTTACTTCTTCACTGGTCATTTGCATTTTTGGGAACACAATCCTCCATCTTGACCCCACGCCACTTCTTAAATGACCTGAATGCTGCCTGGCCTTCATAAAAACAACAGCACCAGTTCCAACTCTTTCAATCTTGAACCAATCACCTTTTGTATTTTGCTTTTCCATATCACTTTCCTCTTTAGTTAATTTTGCAACCCGTACATCTTAGTAGCTAACCCACACACCGAAGCGTTGGCAACCCGTACACCGGAACTTTGGCAACCCGTACACCTATTTTGGCAACCCGTACACCGAAAGGGTTTTTGGGCATTTTGGGTAAAATCGGCGAAAATCGGCGAAAATGGCGCTAAAATCGGCGATAATGCACTTTGGCAACCCGTACACCGAAAGGATTTTCGGGTTTTTGTACGTTTTTTGAGCACTTTGATCACTTTTTAACCACTTTGATCGTTTTTTGTACAATTCCAGGCTGAATTGATCGTTTTTTGTACAATTTCAGGCGGTTTTTTGACCTGGTGCTGATCCTGGTGCTGATCCTGGTACAAAATAGATCCGCGCCCTGGTTCGCCCTGGTTTAATTGTCCCAGGTGCTGCGATAGATCCGCGCCTGGTTCCCTAACTCTGGTTCCTGGTTCGCCCTGGTGCTGGTTCGCCCTTTTATGGGTTCGCCCTGGTTTGATCATGTTGGCCCTTATATATTTTGCGCCCTGGTTCGCCCTGGTTCGCCCTGGTGCTGGTTCGCCTGGTTCGCCCTGGTGCTGGTTCGCCTGGTTCGCCCTGGTTTATATGCGCGCAGCGGTTCGCCTGGTAAAAAATCACCGGGTAAAAAATAGCTACGGCAAAAAATCACCGGGTAAAAAATAGCGTTATTCCTGGTTTAAAGCCGGGAAAAATCGCGCCGTGTAAATACAGATAAACCCCAATTAAGGGGCGTATTTCGCCTTTAAAGGCTCTTCAGTGTATTAAAATCGCGCTTTCGCAGCCTGGTGATATTCCA